CCCGTAGCTCCCGTAGCTCCTGTAGATCCTGTAGCACCAGTAGCACCGGTTTGTAAAACAAAATCAAAAACAGCCGCACTTGATGATCCAACATTTGTTACTGCGGCCGTTCCTGCACTAACCGTACCAACTGCAATAGTTGCTGCCGTACCTGTAACACCAGTGGCTCCTTGAATGCCTTGAATGCCTTGAATGCCAGTGGCACCAGTAGTGCCAGTTAAACCAGTAGCGCCAGTTAAACCAGTTAGGCCAGTGGCACCAACAACACCTTCGGGAACAGTAAAGTTAAAAATTGCGGCAGAGGACGAACCAGAGTTCGTCACTACTGCCGCTGTACTAGGAGCGCCAGTCGTCGTCGCCCCGACAGCGACCGTGGCAGCAGTCCCAGTAACACCCTGGATACCTTGAATACCTTGAATACCCTGTATGCCTGTTAATCCACGTGAACCTTGCTCAATAACAATAGTGGTATCGGAACCGATAACAGTAGACGAGTTGCCATTAACATCACTAATTGTATAAACAATAGTGCTGTCACCGGAAACAGGTTTAACTACTGTCGAATCATGCACGACTAATATCTGCTTCTACTTCGGCTTCACCCTCAAACCGAGTATGGACACTAAGATCAGAATATGTGCGTTGCACATCATAAAAATAGACACCCACAGCAAGAGCAGCAGTCTGAGTAGAAGTCAAACTAAACTCCCAGGAACCTAAAACAGCATTAATAATAGTTGTCGTAAATGTAGCCACAACTGTGGTCGCTTCAGAATCTTCACGGATCTGAATTAGAAACGTATTGCCTGCAAGATTAGAAAGAGTACCGTCGTCATCATATTCGGTAACAGCATGTGTATAGGTATCGCCACGACGGATACGAATCTTTCTTTTCGGGACACGAGCCATAGCTACCTAACTTTCAAATCGATCCCCACACCACGGACAATATATCACACCAAGAACACAATCCATCAACCTAGCATGAACCTCACCCGCATCAGCGTCATGTTCACGTTTACTTCGTTTAAAAGTAAAAGGCGAAGCCCATCTCCCTTCAAGATACGCAACCAAACATATATCTTCAAAAATGATGGCAGAAGAAGAAGAAGATGACATACCTTCATGCTATCATCTCCCACAGGAAGCGTCTATAAAGAAAATTTTTTGTAGATGCACCATCAAGCTTACGCCCACAACTGATCAACGACAAGAAGCAAAAGAGGCTTCTAACAGACCCGCCCCCTTGCACGGGGACAGAGGATGACACACCGAAAGGTGGGTAGACCTTCGCACTTGATGCGAGGGAGCAGCGTCCAAACGTCACAAATGAATCTGGTTCTCCGTCCTGCAACACCGGCCACCACAACAGATATGTTGAAACGGTGGGGGGATAAACCTACAACTAGAGTCACCCGTCTTTAAATAGTGAAACAATGTCACTGTCACAGAAACATAAAAATAGACAGGACGATTATATATGTGACGGGGTGCGGGCACATCGGTGAATGAGATTCCCATCGGTGGCAACCAGACCTAACAACGTCGTCAAGCAAGCGCCGACCACACAGACACCACCTCATCGGCTTCGGCGCAAGGTCAACTACCACCGTCACACCACCCAGCAGTACATGACTGTGAGGTTGGTGGTGTTTGTGCAGGGTGTTTGTGTGTGTGTGTTGTGTTGTCTGTCCCCTAGTGTGTGTGGTGATTGTACCTGTCTTTTGGGGGCGGTCTGAGCCGTAGTCTCAGACACTGCGGTTGGAGCCCAGAGGGCGGTCTCCAACACGAGGGCTAGGGATAAGGTCAAGGACGCGGGACACCCGCACCCGACGCCTTCGCCTTTTGGCTCGTTCTCGCTACTACCTCTCGCAAGCGAGTTCTATAACGCAGGGGCGCGAGGCGCCCACGAATATTTAGGGACGCAGGACGATGGGTATTGGGTCCCCCCCGCCCCACGGAGAGGGCAATCGGTGATGCTTCGCTACCCTGACCGTTTGTAACCCTCTCTCAATCGTGGGGAGGTAACCCCCAACTTTCGGGACGCTCATGGACAACCGAGTTTGGAGGCTTCCGAGGACGAACATAACATAGAACACACTCGCCCCCGGAAGCCTCCAAATGCCTACGGGCATTGCCACAAGATCGTCTTTATTCCGAAAGAAGTCCCAGAATCGGGGGTTGGGGAGGTAGAGCTTCGCTCACTATTTTTCACGGCTCGTCGCGTGCTCCTCGCACGGTCGGGAATACCACCCGACCCCCCCTCTGACTCTAACTTCGGCACCCCACGATTGTGGGTGCGCGGGAAATCGCTGAGGACATAAGAGTAGATTTCCGTGCGCACCCAAAATCGCCCCTTTTCCGAAAGAACCAAACTTTCGAAAAAGATGGGTAGCGGGGCCACGGGCTTCCGCCCACCGCCCTTTCCCCAGCGGAAAGGCACCGCAGGGAAAAGTAATGATTCGCCAAAGTTTCCTCGCATTTGCAGGACCTATCATATTTATTTTTTCGCGGAAAAGATTGCGAAAAAATCCTCGGTCAGCGAATCAATCGGTGGGTTGCGCTACGGCGCAACCCGTCCCGCACTCCCAAAAACCCCTGAAAAACTGTGCGTTACACTGGTTCTGTCGTTGATCAAAAAAGGCTTTTTACCACGGCGTCGCTCTAGGCAAACAGGAGGGCGCTGTTTACTCTAGATCTTTAGCCATGCCAAAAAACCTTTTTCGACCGCCTAACAAAATTTTTGGGTGGTATTTAGGGTCGTACATAACAAACGACGGATACGACCCCATTCACTATCACCCAAAAATTTCTATGTTCGTTGTCGCCCTCAGTTTCTCCCAGGAGGGGTTTTCTCCTTCCTGCGGAGCGAGAAGTCGTTCGACTTCTCCTTGAGAGGAGTAAGTAATGAAAATGATCACCATTGTTTGCGGAGGTAGAGATAACGATGAAAACGAGTTTTGGAGAAGGTTTTTTTCTAAAACGCAAAGCAACTTGGTTATTGCTGGTGGTGCGCGAGGTGCAGATACGATTGCAGTGTTTGAAGCAGAGCGTGCTGGCATTGAAGTAATAGTTATTAAAGCCGAATGGGACAGGTTAGGAAAAAACGCGGGGTTTCAGCGAAACTTTGAAATGGCTGATTACGCGAAGTCGGTAATCAGCGAGTTTGGTGGTGCGGTTCAGGTTGTTGCAGTCCGTGGTGGAAAAGGTACTAACCATATGTTGATGGTTGGTAGGGATTATGGGTTCAAGATTCATATGCTGAGCGGAGGTTGAAATGAATAATAATTTACCGAATTTTGATTATGTCGGTTACAAGATGAATCAGTTAGGTTTAGTTGAACCTAGTGCTGAACAGGTTGTAATGGATAAGTTAGATGTAGTTGATGTAGGTGTTACTGGCACAGCAAAGGTTGTGCCAGTAACCATCATCAAAGTTTTTCCTAACGGTCTACAAGTCGTGACCGTTGAGAGTCGTATGACAACACGAGGAATCCCCCTCACAATCACCATTCGAGTCAATCACGGAGGAAAGCCACTATGTATCATCAACTATTTTACAAAACCAATATGAAGCGTCAGCAAATCTTGTTGACCATTGACGAAATGTGCGAGATGGTTGAATCTAGAGAAACGAATCCGGAGCGTTCAGAAGCATTAATGAAGCAAGGATTGGCGACTGGTCAATTGACAGTTGACAAGAAGTCAATCAATCATAAAGTCAATGTTGATTTCACAACCGGTGAAATCACTTATATCCCTATGGAGGAAATCATGAAGGAAAGTCAGAAAGTTCAAGAAGTTACCAAAGTCGTTGACGGCCGAACGAGCGAGGAAAAGCGAGACGCTGGTGACATGGCAATTGACATGACGGAAAAGCCAGAAGTTCGCCTACGTGGTACTGAGAATGTGGTGGAAGCACTGGAGATTCTCAATCAAGCAATGACGACCCAAGTTATTACGGTTGAGTCACTGTGTGAAAGAATTCTTTCATCGCGTGGTACTTACACACCTACTCAACTTAAGAATCAGATGTTCAAAGCCAAGTCGGCAATGATCCAACTGGCTCAGATTTCACATTGGGTGACGGACATCAAGGACGATGGTTCTGAAAAGCGTCGTCCAGTACGAAACAGTTTGGTTGAGTTTGAGTCGGTTGCGTACTCAAAGTTCTGGTTGCCTCTGAGTTCCAATGGCATGATGTCTCAAGATTGCGACTACTTGGTTTGTGTGGACGTTCCAGTCAACAGTTACACCAACGCCAAGTACGGTTGGAACTACGCGATCATGCGGGTCAGTTCAGAGTTCACTAAGTTCAATGGTCAGAAAGTTTCGTTGCCTACCCGAACTGGGACTGAGGGAACTAAGTATGAAGGTCAAAGTTTCCTTGACTTTGACAAGTTCTCGGCTGGTCATGTTGACAGTTGGTTCAAAGGTTTCGCCTACTTGGAGGAAGCGAAGTCGGAGATGGAACGGATCGCTAAGGCGTTATCAGTTCTTTACCGTCATGCTACGGAATCGGAGCGATTAGAGGAATCAGCAGATCAACGTGAGGCTCGTCTGTCTGATGAGCAGGACAAGGAGTTGGCTAAAGCGGGTGTTCCTGCTCTACCTGACTTCTGAGTCAGTAAAGGCTGGTGGTGGCGAAAGCCACCACCAGCCTACTTCTCTTTTTTTTTTGCGCCCGTATCGTGCAACGAGGGGGGAACGCACCCCTCGTCACACGACGAGCCGTTCCCTCTCGTGCTCTACCTTTCATCGGTGGTCGATACCGGTCACTATCACTCATTTACCTAACCCAAAACAATTTCGTTTAGCACATAAATAAATGCTGTGACTTGGAGGTCATTATGTATTACAAAGAGTATTTAAAAGAATTAGAAAATATTAATGCTGAGATTGGTCAATTGGAATATGTTTTGGACAATGTTTCTGATTTGACTTATAACAAAATTTTGTTTAATCCTTTTGGTAAGAATGCTAAGTGGCAGCGTGCTTTGTATCGTAAGATTGAAGCTCTTAATCGTGAGATTGGTGTTTTAAATTACCGGTTTCATGGTGATGAGTCGTTTCCTAATCCTGTCTTTTTGTTGGACAAGATTGAGGATGACAATCGTTTTTAAGGTTTGGCAATAGCACGAAGTATGTACATATAAGCAAACTACATGCGGGAGATAGGGGTTGCGCCGCGAGCCAAGCGGTTGCACGTGCCGTTAGTGACGTGTCTGGATTGATAACGACCAGCGTATTGTGTCTCATCTTGTATGCATGAGCCCCATGGTTATCTGTATGCACAACCTGAGCATGTTGTAAAACTGCTCATCCCCCGACTATCTAAGGAGTGTTATGAAATCTAATTATGTTGTTTCGTTTGTTTCATACGTCGAAGATGACAGTATGGATAAAGAGTTCTTTGAGTATTGCCCACCGTGTTGGAGTTTGTATAACGAGAGTGCTCAGTGTTTGGGTATTTATGGGTGGGATGAGATGGATGTTCCTGTTAGGCACATGCTTATTTGCGATGGTTGTGGTTGTGAAGTGCATCCAGTATTGGAGTTGGTATGAGTAAGTTGGATCATTGGTTTGATTTTAGTAATGATGCTAAAGAAACTTATACGTTAGATCGTTTGTGTCTTATTTGTAATGAGATGTATTTTGTTGTTGTTGATGCTGTGAAGTATCGGCTGTGGGATTCTGGGTCTTTGATTCAGGATGTTTGGTCTGATTTATCTGCGGGCCAGCGTGAAATGATCAAGCTTGGTTATCACCAAGATTGTTGAGAAAAAATGTTTAGTTCTGAGGAGGACGACGAATGAATATTAAAGTTAATCGTATGAAGTTGATTGCTGCTTTAAAGGTGGCGTTGCAGGAGCGTGTTGATTTGCAGATTGCTAATGACAACATTATGCAGTTGAACAAATCTTCTATGGAAGTGTATGAGCAGAAAGTTCTTGAACTAATTTATGGTCGCAAGCTTGAACTTAATTATATGCATACGCAGAATTTTCGTAGTGAGCCTTGTATTGAAGTTAGTTTTAAGACGCCAATAAATTTCCGTTTGAAGCCTGTTGTTATTGATATTGAATTTGTTCGAGGTTACGAAGTTATTGAACTTGAGAACGCTATCAAGCTTCTTGAGATGAGTGATGTTGAGACTGTTAATGCTGGCACATATAAGAGTGTTGTTGGTTATATCAAATGAGTAAGCCTGGAGGGGTTATGGAAACTATGGAATCAATCAAAGATATTTTCACAGAGTTTTATCCTGTGTATGATTATGAGCACGGTTGGGATCATAATGCGATTGTGTTTACCCGTATTAATGGCACATGGGTAGTTGCGGCTGAAGGTAATTCGCCGTATGACCTTGTTGCGCCGTTTGTTTATCATGGTATGGATGGTGTGTCTATGTTGACTATGCATGGTTGGGCTGCACCAAAAGACGATACTGATGGTCGGCCTAGTGAACATCCTGCTAGGCGTCGTATGCGTTTGTATATTCAAATGAATGTTGGTGTTTGTCATACAGCAATTTTGTGGCAAGACAGTGATGATTTTGAGATTATGGATGAGCCTGGTGCCGGCGCGTTGGCTGATGCTATTGATCAGGTTGCATTAATTTATATTCAAAGCCTTGCAGAAGGTAAACTAGATGGGACAGATCAAGATGTATTATGAAGAATTAATTAGCCGCACATTGCCAGATGCATTAGAAACTTGGAATGATCAGACTCGTTGGTATAGCGAGTTTGTTCAAGAGTTGAAGGATGCTTTGATTGCTACTACTGTTGATCGTAATTATTGGCAGACCAATGCTGGTAACTCGCGTAAGAATCATCAGTCAGATATTAAAATGATTGGTGAAGCTTTGATTCAAGAAGCTAATGATCGTGACTGGTGTGATCTATATGATGCGTTCGTTGGTAAGTTAAATAGCACGTTGTCTATTGCTTTAGAAGAACGAACACATGATTATGAAGTTACAGCAACGTTTATTATCACGGTGAGTACTACAATTAGTGCTCTTGATAAGGATGATGCTAATGATCAGGCCGCTAATATGGATCTGAGTTCGTTTGATGTAAGTGTCCGTGGTAGTTGCGATGATATTGAGTATTCTAATCATGAAGTTGAATTAGCCTAGGAGGGCATGATGACTAAAAAGTATGATAAGCCAAACAATGTTGCGCGAGCAGTTGTTTGCAATGCTGTAACAGAACAGATACATGATGCTGTTGAATTGTGGGTGCAAGCAACAATGATGTTTGCTGATAGTTATAACGGTGCATCAGGTCCAACTTTGCAAGTGCAAACACCTTCATCATGGGCGTATGACAGTGATGAACGTAATGCTTTGCTTGCTTATTGGGATCAGATCCTTGATTATAGGATTGCTGAGTTATCTAGTGGCGATCTTATTGTTCGTCATTCACATGGCGAATGTATTCTTGCTGAGATTCGTTTCGGTATGTTTAATGATGCACCAATAGTTAATGTGCATCTTGGTTACTTGGACCTTAAAGAAACTATTGAGTGGGATGAATCGACATACGATGAGTTCCTTTATGATGAGGTTATGCGTAAAGCAAGTACCTTCTTGCCAGTTAAGGAATCATAAGTTTGATTTATTCTGATGTTGCTCGCACATTGCGCGACTCTAGAGGTTATGCCTCTAGTGTTACACAGTTACGAATGATAGATCGGGTTGCATACATGCTGTCCGATACGTTTAGTGAATACAAAAAGTTTAACGCGGAAGCGTTTCTAACACAAGCAGAAGTGGGATATGATGTCCCGCTCAATGATATGGAGATAGCACATGAGTAATAGCATTAATGTTGTAGGGAACCTTACTGGTGAACCTGAGTTACGGTTCACACAGAGTGGTACTGCAATGGTGAGTGGAAGTATTGCTTCTAATCGCCGGTATCAGGTTAATGGTGAGTGGCAGGAGCAGACTAGTTTCTTTAACTTTACTGCTTGGCGTGAACTTGCTGAGAATATTGCGTCGAGTATGACCAAGGGTATGCGTGTTGTTGCTACTGGCCGTATGGAGCAAAACGATTGGGTTGACAAAGATGGTAATAAGCGTACGTCTTATGATCTTGTTCTTGATGAGATCGGTCCGTCGTTGCGTTGGGCTACTACTGTTGTGACTAAGACCGATAAGAACGGTTCAGGTTCTAATTCACCCAGTATTGTTGCGGCTTCTGCTGCTTTCAATGCGTCAGTTGTTGAAGAAGATCCGTTCTGATTAGGAGTTAGTTTGTTAATTACAGAAGCAGATATCCAAAAGTATGTATTGGATTCGCCAAGTACTTTAGTTGTTAAAGATGTTGGTGTGTTTCTTATGAATGATGTTAATTCTAAGACTTCGGCGGAAGTCGGAGTCTTAGAATTGATTCATCATATTGAGACAGGCATTAAATACAAGGAGTTATTTATTTATGATATCGAACAAGCGACTTTGTTGCGTGATTGTTTGTCTAGCATTTTAAATGTGGGATATACATCGGATCCCGATTTCTAGTCACATAGTTAAGTGCGCTAGATGCATGACACATGCATCGGAGCACGGGACTATTGAAGCGCACACAATATTAGGGCAGGGTTACTGGTCTTTGTGTCGTAGATGTTTGGTTGATTTCAATATTTTTATTCGTAACGGAGGGTTACTTATGAATGTTCAAGAGTTAATTGATGTGTATGCAATATCGGAAGATGTTGATATTGCTGAGCATCATGCGTTGTGTCAGTGTATTGATTGCCGTATTTTTGATGCGATGTATGAGGTTGATGCTGATGAGATAGTTAAAGGTTGGAAAGAAGATGATTACATTTTCTCCGACGAGGTAGTAAGTAAGACCGCATAACTGTATAATTGCAGTACATATTGGCAAGGCGAATGGACACGCCGTGAGTCAAGAAAGAGAATAATATGGTTAAGAAAGATCTATCAGGGTTGGCAGAGTCATACCGTACAGGTGGAGTGCCGCCTACGGGTTACCCAATCTTTGTAAAAGCTGTTGCCGAATCGTGGTATCAACAGTATCAAGATAAGGGTGAACACATGCGTGCTACTGCTGTTGCAGGGTTACCGTATCGTGCTTCGTTTACTGCGTTTCGTTGTGATCGCCAGTTGGCTTACGGTATGGCTAATACGCCACGACCTATCCCCAACATTGCTGATGCTTATCGAATGTCGTTGGGCACATTGGTACATGCTGGGTTAGAGGATGCTATGGCTAATGCGTTTCCGACAGCCAAGTTTGAGGTTCAAGTTGATCTTCGTAACATTGGTGTTGAGGGTTCGGCGCATGCTGACATTGTGACTTATCACGATGATGGTTCTGTTGATGCTGTTGTTGAGTTCAAGACTGTTAATGGTTTTGGTTTCAAGTCTATGGCTACAGACTTCAAAGGTCCGGCTCAAGGTCCACGTTCTGGTCATGTGTTGCAGGCTGCTTTGTCTGCTCTGTCTCTTGATGCTGATCGTGTTGTTGTTGCTTATCTTGCAATGGAGAATTTGTCACCTAGCATGAAAGCTTATGTGCCTGGTGATCTTGGCAGGTTTGCTGCCGAGTGGCATTACACACGTGATGAGTATGAGGCGCTTGCGTATCGTGAGATTGATCGTATCTTACATGTGTCTAAGTTAATGAGCATTGAGGACTTTACTGTGCCTACTGCTATTCATGATGATTCTATTCCGTATGGTGCGTTCATTAGTGATCCAAGTCGTGGCCAGTGGATTCGTTTGAATGCGCTTGAGCCTACGATCATTGAGGATACTGGCAAGGTTTGGTTCTGTGATTATTGTGATTGGCAAGAGCAGTGTGTCCAGGATAATGCGGTTCCAGTAACTATTAGAGATCCATTTTAGGAGAATAAAATGACACCAAATAAAGGAACTAAGTTTTCTAACTGGCAAGATTTTCTTGACCCTGATGAACCTTTAACAGAAGATTCCGTATGGGAAGCAATTGCTGCTGCAAACAATCTTGATTATAACGAAATAGCAGATGGAGATTTAACAGAATGGCTATAGAAACAGATACAACGTATAACGGTTGGAAAAACTATGAGACTTGGAATGTTGTCTTATGGTTGAACAACGATGAAGGTCTTTATCGTTTAATGGTAGAGAATGGTGTTGGAAAATCGTATCAAGATTTTGTTTACGATTCGTTGTTAGAAATTACGCAAGCTACGCCTGATGGTGTTGGTTATTTAGATCGTGATCTTGATTTAGATGCGTTAGATGAAATGATAAAGGAGTGTTGTGAGTAACATTATTACTAATGAGATTATTCATGTTGCGTTGAAGGATCTTATTCCTTCTAGCAATAATGTCCGTAGCTTTATGGACGAAGATGGTATTGAAGGTTTGTTGCAGTCAATTACTCAGGTTGGTTTGCTGTCACCTTTGATTGTGCAGGAATGTGAGGATAGTGCTGGCACATTCGTAATTGTGGCAGGTCACCGCCGGTTTGAAGCATTGAAGCGTATCCATACGCTTGATTGGCTTGTGCCTGTATTGGTGCGTGATGATCTTAATGAGCAGTCCGTTACGCAAGTAATGTTGGTTGAGAATCTTCAGCGTGAAAATCTGTCACCACTTGATGAAGCTACGGCTTTCAAAGTGCTTGCTGATGGTGGTATTACGCAAACTGATATTGCTGCACGGATTGGTAAGTCTCAAAGTTATGTGTCTCAGCGGTTGCAGTTGTTGACGTTGCCTGATGATGTGCGTTCGTTGCTTGCTGATAAAGCTATCAAGTTGTCTGATGCTACACAGATGGTTGGTATTAGTGAGGAATCGTTGAAGCCTTTGGTTAAGAAAGCTTTAAAGGTTGAGCCTGGTAAGGCTGTTGAGTTTAGTTCTTGGGATATTGATGGTGCTCGTCGTGCTGATGCGCGTGCTCTTGATAAGAAGATTGTTGATGAGTTTAAGTCTCGCTATACAGTGCTTGATAGTCGGCCAGACTTTAATGTTGAAGTAATTGCTGTGATGGCTACTGATCAACTTGATAAGTATATGCCATCAGATTCTGATGTGTTGTATCAGAGTTATAACGGAATCGTTGTCGCTGAGCGTACTGCTGAGTCTATTGATGGTGTTGATCCTTGGGATGCTTACCATGATGAGCGTGATCGTGTTCGCAAGATCAATCATGATGCTTTAACTAACTATAAGTTAGCTTCTAAAATAATTGTCAAGAGTTTGATTACAGATAAAACTCATACTGCTCGCCAACCTATGTTGCGTAGTGCTATTCGTACGCTTGTTAATGAAATGTATGATGCGCAAAGCTCAGTTGAGTCATTGCTTGGTTTAGATTTTGATGATTGTGGAGATGTTTGGGATGGATGGCTTAGTGCTAGTTCTGAGAATGTTATTCAAGCATTATTGTGTTGTATGTATGACAACGGTGAGTTAGATGATGACATTGAACCCGTGCTTGCAAGTCAAGGTCTTGAAACACCAGCAATGTTAGATATGCCCGATATGCCTGATGAGGATGAGGATGATGAAGATCTCGAAGATGAAAATGAATAAGGAGAAATAATGGAAATCAATTGGAGTAATCCACCAGCAAAGAAGCATTCGCAACATAGCGAATTTGTTGATGCACTTAAGACCAACCCTGGTTCATGGGCATTGTGGCGTACAGATACGTATGCATCTAATGCGTTTGTGCTTCGTAAGACTTATGAAGGTCTTGAAGTTCGTAGCGTATCTAAGGGTAAGAACGAGAAGGGTACTTCTTTGTTTGATATCTATGTGCGTTATGTTCCTGTTGTAGTTGAGGCCGAAAGCTTCTGATGCAATTCGAATTACCATTAGAGGCATATAGTCCTAAAGAACAACAAAAACAACCTGAAACTGGTATTAACATTCAAATTAATACTTTAATTGATGCAATGGTTGATGCTGAAAAATGTTTGTTTCATAACAGTGACTCTAATTTAATGCGTGTTGATGCTCGTACGTTTGATCCGCCGTCCAGTCATAAGGCTGTACGGCGGATACGTACTGACAAGGGCTTAGCAAAGTTGGCTTATCAGGCTATTCGTGATGCGTATGCTGTTAATGGTAATCAGCCTGTGTCTGATGATGATTTGTTAGAGCGTGCAGAGCGTATTAGTGGTGTCCGTCAACAACGTAATGTGCTTGCAAAAGTGCGTGGAGTGTTAGAGGAGAATGGTTATGTTCAGCGTGTACCTAGCACTGACCGTGTTCGTTATGTTCCTATCGAAAGGGATTAAAATTATTATGGATTATGATGCTTGGTTAGAAGAACCGTATCAAGATGAGTGTGAAGCACGAGATGATTATGACTCTGCTGCTGAAGCTTTTTTTAATACCGATACATATTGGGAACATTATGAACAGTGGGCTATGCCGTTGTTTAAAGATGGTGTTCATTGCAGTACTGAAGTTTGGCATGGCACTGGTGATTACACAGAGTCTGTTGAAAATTATTTAAGGATGCTTAATGAGCCGCCTGATCCGCCTGAAGATAGAGAATACCGTACGAGAGGATGGGGCTGATGCCTAATCATTGTGATAATACGCTAGTAATTACTGGACCGGATGTAGATATCCGTCGCTTTATTCACATTACTAAATGCGACGATAAAGAACCTTATGTGATTGCTCAGCACATGCCTATCCCTGATGAGTTCAAGGGTGATGGTTGGTATGCGTGGTGTTGCGATAATTGGGGTACTAAGTGGGGCGACTACGATACACGGTTGTTTAAAGAAGTTGTTGATGAAGCAATCTTTCATTACCAAACAGCGTGGGGTCCATATTCAACAAATTTCTTGCAAAAAATTTCAGAACCGTTTCCTACGCTCACATTCTTAATGCAGTACGAAGAACGAGGTATGGAATTCTTAGGTGTAACCGTTGTGCGCAACGGTGAAATTTTGTTTGACGAAGGAATTGGTGAAGTTAACCTACCTGACTATAATGAAGATGACGAAGATGCGTTCTACGACGCATCTAACGATGCTTATCTCAAAGAGATGGATCGTCTGACCTTGGAGGCAAAACAAACTTATGAGACCAATACAACCGTTAGCTGATATTGAGACTCGTGCACCCGAGGCTGGTCGTATCCGCCTAGGTATACGCACAGGTAAGGCTATGAAGTCCCTTGATACTTTCAGGTTTACTTCACCGTTTAAAGATTGCATTGAGGCATTAGCCGAACAGTATGGTGGCACAGTACAACCTTGGAATGACCCTAAAGCTTCACCTAATAACCAATGGGAAGTTGTTACGCAAGCCAACAGTATTGAAGTGTTCTTGCCACCTAACCCTGTGTCTACTTGGTATGAGATGTATGCGGGTAGTGGATTGTTGCGTCGTTGTGACGGTGAAAAATGTCAGGTTCCTCAACAGACCGGTCCTGGTCAATGGGAACCTGTTGAAACACCATGTATTTGTGTAGGTAAAAACAATATGGAATGCTCACCACATACACGACTCAAAGTGTTACTACCTAACGTGCCGTTTCGAGGCGTGTGGCGTTTAGAAACTAAAGGTTGGAATGCTTTGAAAGAGTTGCCTGGTATGGCTGATCTGATTGGTCAGTTAAATGAGTCAGGTAGTATGGTTCGTGTTGCTCTTGGTATTGAGAAGCGTTCGCAGATGCGTCCTTCTGGTAAGCGTAACTTTGTTTGCCCTACTTTAACTATGTTAGATTCGCCTAATCAGATTCTTGCTGGTCATGCACAGATTGCTGGTATTGGTATGACGACAACACAAGTTGCGTTGCCTCGTAGCACATCGGTAGTTGCGTCAGATGACGATGTGATTGAAGCGGAGCTGGTTGACGAAGATCCTCGTGAGATTGCTTTGCGTGATCTTATTATTAAAGATGCAGAGTTCTTTGACTTGAATGGGTTGCAATTGTGGTCGGCTATTGTTCGTCAGATTAAGGGTAAAGAGTTTGCTTTGACTGACGATAACTATATGAGGTTGCAGTCGGCGCATGATCGTATGGTTGCTGGCACCATTATTCCTATGGGTATTAGCCCTGATGGTGTTCCAATCTGGAAAACCGTATGAGGTTATATCATCACAAAAATGAAGAGTGGCGTATAAAAGCAGCCTGCCGAGGAATGGATGTTAACTTCTTTTTCCCTGATGTTGGTGTAAAAATAACTCAAATCAAACTAATACGTGCCATATGCGAAAGTTGTTCAGTCAAAGTAGAGTGTCTAGAGTCAGCACTCTACTCAGATATGGACTTACATGGATTCTTTGGTGGAAAATCTCCTCGTGAACGCAGGGCAATTAGGTCTCAAGAAGAATGGGATCTTAATCCCGTTAGAACAACCAGCACCGTATATGACAATGAATCAACGAAAGCATTGGACTTGGAATGCAAAAACGAAAAGAGCTTGGCGTGATGCAGCGTTTTATGCGGCGTGTGCGTGGCGTATGGACTTTGATGCGCGGAGACTCAACCACAAAGCAGTCATCCGTTTCATCTTTCCAGTTACATCTAATAGACGACGAGACCCACACAATTACTACCCGACCATTAAACCAATCATCGACGGTCTCACAGATGCCAACCTCTGGCCGGATGACACACCCCAGTATGTGGAAACGCGCGAGCCAGTGTTCGGAAAATGTGAATCAGTCTACATCATTATAGAGGAACAATGAGTAAACAAAGGGAGTATCCCAAAGGATCACAAGTATGGCAGTGTCCTGCTTGTGACAATGGTATAATTACCAATGTGGTTCTTAATGAACCCCCGCGTTGCATAAAGCATGTGCGTGGAGGACGAGAAATGAATCTTGTCCGTACCATACCTAACTGAAAGGCAATACGATGAAAAGAATTATTTTAGCTCTATTTGTGTTATCTGCTTGCAGTCCTGCTATTAGCGGACCATCGAAAGAATCATTACCGCCCATAGAATTATCGGCAGTATCAACCACTTCAACCACGACAACAACGGTTGCGCCGCCGACGACGCTTCCACCCGTGCAGTTAACTTACGAACAAACTGTTGAACTGGGGCGGGCAATTTGGGGAAAATGCGGAGAATGGCACGACCTCGCTCTAAAAGTTGGTTGGCCTGCTTCTGAATGGCCTCGTCTTGGACATGTTCTTTATCGTGAGTCACGATGTACTCCTTCTGCATGGAATGGTTCCGATGCGGGTTTGGCCCAAATTAATCGGGTCCATACTGATTGGGCATTAGAAATGGGAATGACATTCCCTACTGATTTATTTATTCCAGCCAACAACCTTTACTTCGCATACAAACTTTGGTCGGCACGGGAAGAAAAAGGTTTGTGTGGCTGGAAACCCTGGTCATTTGAATGCTCTAGTTAACATTCGTACTATTTTAGTGCTCCGAAGGTACATCACTAGAAACGTCATGACGAAATCCTTTCTTTAGCACATTAATAATTGCGATCAGTAACTCTTGATCTTTCATACTTCGGGGCGCGACCCGCTCCAAGAAGTAGACGGCGGTATCTGCCTGACTGGAATTGAGATGCATTGTTCCTCTTTAACGGTTTCTTCAACAAGATTAATAACCTGCTGCACCATAGCAACAGGAATGTGGAGAACCGAGTCTACACAATCAGCTTCACTGAGTGATTGTGCAATCGAAATATGTTTCTTTTTTCCATGCTTTTTTACGTCAATAAGATAGCCGATAGACCGGACCACATAATTGCCGTCATCCTCAAGGTCACGGAGATGCTCCCATGTACCAGAGCCAGCGTGAGCATCATGCCAAATAACAAGAACAGGGTTCACCATTTCTCCTTTTTACGGTCCATACAAAACACTGGCGCCTGAATAGTTACACCATGTTCAGGAGTAATAATGGCGAGCGCCTGCTGAGGCACCTCATGCCCAAAGTTATTGATCCACGCATACTCATCAAGCCCCTTCAAACTTCCGTTCACAATCAACCCAGGGGTCTGAATCAGTTGGTGCCAATGGCCCATCCAAATAGTTTGAAACGGCTGACCAATATCCAAAGCCCTCTGAGCCTTACGAGCCCGCAGACGACTCACAGCAGGGAAAATACCTCCAGCACCACTACCACCATTCACCTGGTCACCGTGAGTCAACAAATGACCTTTACCGTATATGTTGATCAAAGCGTCAGCATTCTCGCCCACCTGAAAAGTCACACGCTTATCGTTCACAAACGTGCGCTCAACCATCTTCGCAAGCAACCAGTCCATGTTCGTCTTAGCCCGCAACTTCATACGAGGCTTACGAGACAACCGCCCATGATTACCAGGCACCGCCACAACATGCACTTTCCCAAACTCACCCGCAAGCACATTAATACTTGCGCTCAACTGCTCCGTCCAATGCAACACAGAACCCAAAATCGTATCCGCATTAGTCTGAGCCAATTCCTCATGTATGTCACCACTAAAAGTGTCCCCGCCCAGCATGAGTATTACGCCATCATAAGTAACACCCGATAAATAATTGCGGGCAAGTTTAATAGCGTTCTCACACCAAGCCTGCAAACGCATCTCCGCTATACGGCGATCATACTTATTGAGACCACCGACCTCCTCGGGCTGAACAACCTCATCAAAATGCATATCCGACAACAACAACGCCAACGTCGCATGTTTACGGCGACCACTAGGAACAGAAGTAATCCACTTCGGAATAACACATTCACTATCACGCACTAATTCCAAGAGGTCTATGGTTCGTTGGAGTTCGTCTACTGTTTCTAGTAGGTGTGCGTTTTGGTTGTTGGATGAGTCACGTTGTCGGCGTAGTTTGATTAGTTCTGCTTGTAGTCGTGTCTCGTCTGACCCCTCATTGTTGTCCATATTTACCTCATTGTGTCGGGTAAAAGAGTCCTATTTTGTCGGATGGTCTTTTACGTGTTCGTATAGCCTGTCATCTACTGTACCTATTTTTTGTTCGATGCGTTGTAATACTTCCATATTTGCACCGTGTTGTTGTGTGTTCCGTTTGTCAAATCTTGTTAGTAGCCACATGAGTGGTCCGCCTATTAGGGCGACTAGTACTGGTACCCATATGACTTCCATGGTTTACTCTTCGTCTGCCGAAAGGTTAAAAGCGGAGTTGAGTTCTTCTTTACTTACTTTTCCGTCGTCAGCATATGCACGTGCCAATTTCTCTACTACCTGCGCACAAGCTGCAATACCTGCTAGGAAAGCTGCTTTCCATACTGGGATTCCGCCGAGGATTGATGCGCCTCCGATTATGGACATGGATGAGTATGCAAAAACGGCGCCAATTCGTATAAATACTTTCATATTTGTTGTCCTTAATTAGTTATCGTAGTGGGGTTTAGTAGGATATTTTTTTGTTAGATCGTATTCCCCATCATAATAAGAACCAAATAGTTTGTCGTAATATTTGTAATCTTCTTCGTCTGCTAGTGTCTCTGGAAAGGCACGTTTGTAGTTGTCGTAGGCATCTCTGCTTGGGTCATCATCAAAAGTGCTGTTTGTTGGTGCCATTTTGCTATCGTACGTCTAGTGTTGGGAAGGCCGCTATGGCCTCTAGAACGGCCTGTGGCAGTGTGTCGCCAGCAATGTAACGGATATGCCATGCTTCGGCATTTGCCCCGTCTTTGACCTCCCAGGAGAACCCGTATTTGAGGGCGTTGGAGGTCCAGAATCCGTCGCCTAGTAGCCATTCAAGACGCTTACCTGAGCAGTTGGCAACATCAATAGCGAGTCCAATGCCATGATTACTGGTCCCTGGGGTACCAGCCGGCGCCATACCTTTTTTGAGATACCATGTTTTGCCTTGATATTTGCGAGTAACTTCAGGCTTTCGAGGTGTTTTTGTTGCTGAGTAACGCTCATTAAACAGTGCTACTTGACGATCTAATGGACGGTATGCGCCTACATGCTTGAGTTCAATCCCGTCAAAATATGCTTGTAGTTGCATAGCGTTCCATGCGGTTGCTGCAAGACGATGCATCTTTCCAGCAGGAGCTTTAACATCTCGTAATAATGCTGGGTTTAGTTCGCCGTTTTTTTGACCTGCAAGATCAGTAGGCATGATGATGGGGAGTACGGTGTATGTGGTCATTATGTTTCTTTCTGTGAGGGTTAGTCCATGATCCTGGTCAACCACAATGTTGCTGTCATGTCGCCTGTTGCAGTGCCTGTTCCAAAAGACCCTGCTCCAACCCTCATATTAAATTCGAGAGTATCTCCCGCTGTTAAATACACCGAACTTGATTCTTGTGTAGTCACAGGAGTGCTAGTTGATATTGCACTAAATGACGCAGAAGCATATGTATTGAGAGAATTAAGAAGAACATATCGAAGCATTACTATAAAAGAATCAGGGCCTGAAGTATGATCAGCCGTAAGTCTTAAACTCCATAAATACAAACCAGAAGCACCTACTGGAACAGTTAACGTGTTCGATGGTGTGGTGATAAAACCGCTTACATCAGCATCTTCAGTATCCCAAGATATAAGCGGATTTTGATAAGCCCCACTTAAAGTAATTGTTTGTGCTGCAGCTCGACGCAATTTGACTTCGGTTAAACTCAATTTAGCGTTAGTAACAGAACCATCAGCAATACCAGCAGTAGGTAATTGCGCCCATTTAATACCATTAAGAACAGTACTATCAGTAAGTAATGTCAAGTTGTTTGTTGCAGAAGCAGTAATAGCAGCAGTTGTAGTTCCAGTATGAGTAACCAAAGAGCCTTTAGTAGCCTGAAGATTTACATAACGGTTATCTTGCTCAACAGTAAATGCATCTAAGCAATGATCTACAGTTGCACCAATACTATGGTTAACAGTACTAGTATTATCATATCCAGCGTTAGAAATAGTAAAAGTAATATTACTGACACCAGAAGTACTAGTAATCAAAAACTTTTCTTCATTTGCTAATCCTCGATCAACTACAACAACAAATTTGCCGGCCGAACCGTCAGGGAAAGATGTTCCGTTAGCAACAGTTAATGTTCCTCCACCAATAGTAAATCCTGAAGTTAACGTAGTTGTCTGTGCACCTCCATCAAAGCTTTTAAGAATGTATTCGTTTGCCATTTTGGTCTCCTATAGTGTCACAAGTCTTACAACCATTGTGCCTTCAAAGCCTGTTTGGTTGTCTGACCAGTCGTCTGGTGAGTATTCGTATGCTTCTAATCGTACACGACGAGTTGTTTTTCCTTCAAGGTAACTAACTGGTCGTTTTGTTTCCCATATTTCTTTGAGAAATAATAGTTCTTTGTCTGTGTCTAATGAGAGCATTTGTCCCTGTGCATCGTTAACAACTGTTTTACCATATAGAAGTATAGGGATTACATATTGTTCTACTGGTGGAGCAATCGGAAATGATCGCAATCTCCAGCGTTCAAATTGTGGAGTAGATGTACCAAGACCACCAAGTTGCACACGGACTTTAAACCAGTCGCCTTGTTCACCATCTAACTGAACACCAATGACAGTACTGTTTTCTATTGAACTACCTGCACTATTAAGAAGTGCTGCTTGATCATCATATATTTTTACTGTGGCAGACTCGTTTACAGCCAACGGCTGGAATGTTGCATTAAGTTCCGTTACCGATTTGCGTTCTACGGTACCGTAATAAATTTGGCCAGAATCAATGTATCCACTTGTCACATACCCTGTAGTTGATTCAACATACACACCAACAGTAGGGATACCCAATACTGTGCGAGCATTAAAACGAGCAACAGTAGTACACGTACTTGCGGTATCGGCATACACATCTGTTGCAAAGGCAGGCTGCATAGGACGAGGAGTGTTAGAAAGATCAAGACGACCAGCTCCTGACTTGTTTGTGTCGATTGAGCGCCAGTTAAACCACACAAATTGTCCTTCGGCTTGCGCTGAGGTAACTGAGCCTGGTGTGTCAATAAGTGGGCCGTATGTGAGACTTCCGTCTGCGCCTACTGTAGCCATTCGGATACCTTTGTTGGTACAAAATATGACTACGCCAGCGTGGCTGGTGACGTGTTGTATTAGTTCATTGATTGATAAGGATACGACTTCTGCACCTTTGACCAATGCGCCTGTTGAGCCAATACTAAATCCAAAGATTTCTGAGCGTGAGCCCGCATATCCGCCTACATAAATCTTGCTTCCTACAGCAAATACTGTTGTGTAAATAAATGATGCTTGAAAGTGTGTGTCTACTGTAGTTGCCGTATAAGCAGAATCATATGTTTTAAGAACATTTGCAACCGATACAAATAGTCGTCCAGCAGCAAACCACACACGACTGTGAGCAGATGCAACAACAGAAGTAACAGTACCAGCCGCATTAATTGTATATAAATTTGTAGAAGTAGCTACATAAACAGTAATACCATCAGTAGCAATATCATTGATAGTTCCAGCAACAGTAGGAAAATTAGTCCATGTAATAAAATCAGAAGTCCGTTTAACAGTAATGCCATCCGAAGCATAAAGAAAACTATCAGTAGGACACAACAAACTGATAGAACCAGTCAAAGTACCAGGTGTCGGATTAGAAAAAGAAGTAGACCGAAGAAGCGACAACTCGCCTTCATCCCACACATTAATACCAACACTTGAGTCAAACCGACTCACATTCCTATCATCACCAAGATCCATAATATATTGGCCAGCACCACTCCACCAGTTATAACGGTAACGCCACCAAGCACCATCAGTATTAAACAACGAATCATCAGCCTGACCAGTAGAAACAACAGAATCACGCAACGAAGCAAGCGACGACCGCTTGTAATTCTTTACATCAATCGGATATGTGCGCCCATCAATCTTAATAGTAAACGGGACAGCAACATCAGCAGTAGATTCACCAATATAAAAAGGGTAAGACCCCAAACCAAGAAGAGGACTAAAACTCATGTAAACCTCAACGGGTACTGCCAACGCAGACGATCTATTTCCTCAGCCTTTCGACGCACATACAGCGGATACAAACGGTTAGCTTCATCAGATGCAGTACGAGGAGGAACTTCCTCGGCACGACGAGGAGTGTCTTGAGCAACACGAGCCGACCTACCAGCCTCAGAGTCGCCCAACAGACGCCACTTAATACCAAGATCAAGCACATCAAGCATAGAAGGCTTCATACCAACATCATCAACAAGATCAGATGACCAAGAAATAGATTCCACATCAAGAGGAGCAGCAGCAACAAGATATAATGAACCCGTATAAACCGGTGGAAACATACGAAACAGCACGCCACTAGCAGGACCATTAGTCCAAGTACCAGGCACACCACGTTGCAGACGACCCGCTTGACGAGGCCACGATGTTTGATCTTGATAAGTATGGTTGCAATTAACACGAACATCAACTAAACCAAAAATGTTACGCCAAGCAACAGGCAAATAGACTGTTTGTGAACCGTCAACAACAGCCTCAACACGAGCCATAGTGCGATATAAATCAGGACCCCAAGATGTAAGTTCATCAATCAGGGTTTCATAAATGTGTAGCCCACTAAAACGAGGGTTAATGTAAGCCTCATCGTTAGCGTCATGCGTTAAAGCTTCCGAACCGTTCCAGCCTCGAAGAACTGTTGCAGTTTTGGCTACACGGTCAACTGACATGACACGCATTTCTTCATTAGCAATAGATAAAATTGCACCAGATGTAAGTGATGCAGGGAGTTCGTAGGTCAATGTTACTGACGTATCCGTCAAGTCAACATCGGAGGCAAGCGTGTTTACCTCATAACGGAACGACGAAGCAAGCTGACGCTTGACTCGCTGGACCGCTGCGCTTACAAGTGTGCGCGACAACAGCGTTCCTTTCGTTAAGCAATGAGCGGGGACTGCTGGAGGGGATACAGCCCCCGCTCACTACATCGTTATGGTTAGACTAATGCACTGCTTACGGGGAATGAAGCAAGAAGGTTCAAGGCAGAGAACTTGGCCATATGGTCTTGTCCCTTAACCTGGAATCCGCATTCTCCAACCATCATGTATGAATCCGTGTCGTTGGTCTTAGCCAACTTCTGAGCCACTAGAGGCTGGAATACACGCTGGATGAAGTTGTCACGGCTGTAACAGAATGCGTCGGTCTTACGGACGTAACGGTTACGGACCAAAGTAACTTCACCGAATTCGGTCATGACGGTCTGTGCACGGCGACGGCCACGGCGAGCATCTTCAACCGTTACGGTCTGGATTCGCTGGTTGCCAACAGTGTTGTTAAGTGCACGGAAAGCGGCTGGACGAGCGGTAATGAAGTCAAACATACCACCGTTGTCGTAAGCGGTTTGCTGAAGAGCTTCAATAGCCTCAACAGTAATCCAATCTGACGTTGAGTTAACGTTGCTGGTAATGAACGAGTTCAAACCGGCGGTTGAACGAACGCGGGTAGCCGAATCTTCAAAGCCAACACCGTAAAGAGCAGACTGCTCAATACCGACGTTGCAGTGAAGCATAGCGTTGCGCATCTGCTTGTTCAATTCGTTTGGCACACCATACTTCGGGATGCTCTGCTCAGTACGTGACACGGTGAGCTTCTTTGAGAAGATCTGTGTGTAGTTAGAGTACTTGTCTCGTCCTTGGAAGTTTGCTGTTCCAATGTCACCTTCAGGCAACACGGTTCCAACACCAATAACTTCTGCAGCAACAAGATGTGAAGCAGCAGCGGTTGTTCCCAAAGCGCCACGAGTAACAGTAAGTGTTTCTGTTGAGGTGTTTACTGCGGTAACCAACATGATTTCGTTGTTTACACGAATAGCGTCACCAACAGCAAACTTAACTGCACCTTCGGCGGGAAGAACCAAAGCGGTTGTTGCGTTAGAAGAAATAGCGGTAGCAACGGTTGAGCGTGGCAACGGCACATCTTCTTCAAGCCAGTAGAAGATGGTGTTGTCAACTGGAGCCTTACCGATTACACCAAGACCATCTGAACCGATGCCTGAAAGCAACGGAAGATCTTCGGGAGTAAGGATATAGATCAATTCATCAATATTGATCTTAGTTTCGACCTGGAGGTCATATGAATAAAAGTTTGGGCCAACAAGTTCTTGTGCCATAGTAATTAATCCTTTGTAGTTGTAATGCGAGAAGCTCGCAAGTGGTCGTTGATTTTGTGGCGTTGCTCACTAGCCTGCTTCATGCGTACAGGAGTCATGTCGGCGTTCATGATGGGCATTTTAGATCCATCTGCTCGCGTATCATAAGCGATTCCTTTATTCCATGAAGGCGGTTCTACTTGCTTGCGACGCCCATTATGCCGACTTGGAGTAGCCGATGGCGACACTTGTAATCCCTTACTTTTGAGGCGACACCCATAGTGTTCCTCGCAGTTCAGTATTTCACAAAGAGCCATAACTACCGATCAAAGCGGTGTCCGACTGAACGAGCTTGGTTAGCCCAATCATTCGGGTCAAAGATTGCACGCTTGTCACCAGATGCTGCTGCCACTAGAACACGGTCAATTGCTGCAAGTCCGGCATCATCCATTGTCGTGCCACGCTTCCGAGCCTCATGAAAAAGATCATAAGCTTCGTCAAACGGGTCACGCTCTGGAATTTCCGAAGGTGTACCAACATTCCCTTTAGCAAAGGTTTGGCGAAAATCCTGTTGTCCTCGTTCTTCAGATTCAACCTCGTTATTACGTGACGTTTCTACGGCACCAATTCCGAGATCAGAGGCTTCAGTCTTGAGCGAATCAAGATCTTCACCATCCCAAGTCTTAAACAACAATTTACCAATTTTGCTACCTGTATCAATACCAGCCTTTGCAAACAACAGTTCCCGCTTCATTTCAGCCAACTCGTTCTGAGCTTGCTTTCCTGCTTCGGCTGCCTTACGCAACGACTTAATATCGTGTTGTTCTTCAGTGTTTTCAATATCTTGTGACATTTGTGTTTCCCTTCAATGGTTTTTGTCAACAGCCGACTCGACTTACACCCACATTGCGGCGACTTTGTGAGGATTAATTATGACGGCCACTTAAGTAGCACACATCTATAGGGCCACTTGCGTAGCTCACCTATACGTATAAAAGTATATCATATAGTTGGTACTGTCAAGTACCCTACCATTTAACTTTGTCAGCCCAATATGCGGCTGACATTTTACCTTTAGAAATATTAGAAGCATGTCGTGCTTTAAATGACTTGCGACGTGCAGCATATGAAGCAGATTCACCATCTTTTTTAGGTGAACCACTTACTCCTTGTTGACCAAACCGAATAGTTTTAACTTGTTCACCTTGTTTGGCAACAACAACATGAGACTTTTTAGGATGGTCAGGAGTCCGTTTAGGCTGGTTAAAGCCCGAAACACCTGCACGAGACAGTCTAGAATCCTTTTTTGCAGCCATTACTTTTTACTCCTAGCAGTTTTACCTATTTTTCTTTAGTTGTTTTACATTGATCGAGGAAGTTTAGGCGGTGGTGTTGCGCCACGACTACCACGACCACGTTCCGGAGCAGGTTTTGTTGGTGGCTTTCGTTTGCCACTCCGAGGTTGCGTAGCTTCTCTGGGGTCACGCTTAGATTCAACCTTAGCCAATTTTCCACCTCTAGCACGTTCTGCTGCTGCCTGCGGTGAGCCAGGATTTTTCTTAGGTGCAGGTTTTGAACTAGCAAAAGATCCCGCAGGAGCACCGCCACCACTAGTTACAGAACCAACAATCTTGCCAGCAAGACCAGCAAGACCACTAGCAGCACCAGCAACAGCCCTAACACCGCTACCAGCAGTATTAATATAAGCAGAAGCAGCCTTTATAAGTTGATCTTCTGCCCGACCAAAACCACCACTACCAGGCTTAGGTGTTGCTCTACCATCCTTACGAGGACCAGTAGGCTTCGGCGGTGGCTTAGGAATAGGACGAGGAGGAACACGCTTTTTAGTAGCCATTAGTACATACCACCCATCTTTTTCTTAGCCTTAGCCTTTACAGCAGATTTTTTAGCTACCATTTTTTTACTAGCAGATTTAACAGCCTTCTTAGCTCCATGTTCCTTACCAAACATCATAGAACCATCAGGCATTTTGTGCATATGCTTAGCCATAATTACTTCTTTCCACGGTTACGTGCCCGATTGCTCGAAACACTTTCTTTAACTAACTTACCATCTTTAGTATGTGACAAGTCAAGACCCCCGTTACCCATCATACCTTTAGCACGACGAGCCTTAGCAAGTTCCCTACGCTTAGCCATTTGTTCTGCTTTAGCATTAAAAGCAGTATCAGTTTTAGCTTTAACTTTACGAGCATCAGGGTTGGCCTGATAGAACCTGGCAGTTTTGCGAGGGTTGGCAACAGGTTTAGGAGCCATTAGCGTTGCCCTCCTAGCCCTAAAGTACCAGAAGTAGACACATAAGCCCCACCAGTAGTATCACGTTGCCTCAACTGACGACCCATCAAACGATCCTCAAGTTGCTGAGCAGCATCCGTATCACTCAACGCGCCGGCCTTAAAAGCAGCATCTTCAGAAATAATATTACTAGATTCACCAAAAGTAGAACTTTGCAAACCAGTTAATTGAGCAACTTTAGCGGCATCTCCAGCAGCATAACTAACATCTCTACCTTGTTGCGCATACTGTTCAGATTGAGTTTTGCTAAAAATAATGTTTTGTTTTTTACCAAAACCACCAAAAACTGCGGCTTTAGTAGATTTTTCAAGAACATCATTAGCTTTAGTTGGATCTAAAATAGCCATCAACAAACCTTGTTCACCAGCCATATCACCATAATACTCATTAAAAACATCTTTTATTTCTTGTGGCATAGATTGAACAATCTTATATGAATTATCTATACGATTAGTAATTTGTTGAACAGTCAAATTAGTTGCAATAGCTTTATGTGCATCTTCAAAACTGTCGTAAAAAGACGCCGGAACACCAAACTGAGACATAGTACGTGCATAATTTATTTCATAATCACGAACTTGATTTACAGTTGGTACTTCAACCGTTTCACCTTTATTGGCTCGTTCACGCATATCAAAAATAATTTTGTATCGCTTTTTAAAAACATCATTAGATTCTAAAGCAATCTGTAACTCTCCGGGAGTTTCAACACCATTAACCATTTGATCATACAAAAATCCACCAGGGTTACCATTTGCGTCAATAGTAAACAAATCGGCTAATCCCAATGATGTTAAATAAGATGCAAGACTTTTAAAAGATTCAGCCATTAGAACGCACTCTTTCCAAATATTTGGGCAATAGTTGTTGCCATTGATGAACCCAATTGTTTAGCCTGTTTGGTTTGACCCCATCGAGAATCAGTACGAACATTTTTTTGTACTTCAGATTGAGTAGCCAAACGAGTACCAATTTTTTCGTCTTGCACGGTCATCATCTTAAGATACTTGTCGTTAGTAATATCAATATCACCAGGGCTTAACTCAAGACCTTGAGCAATAGCATCACGAGAAGGAGTAAGAACATCTTCAGGCGTTAAACCTTGATCTAAATATTGTGCAATCCAAGGCATTGAAGTACGTGCTTGGCTGGCTAAAATACTTGTTAAAGCATTTGGATCTAATTCACCAGCAGCAATACGACGAGAATATTCTTGAGCAGTAGTATCACTTAAATTCATTAAATACTTTTTACCCATTGTTTTAACTTGATCACGAGTAGCAGTAAGAGTTCCCTGTTCAACTTCATTCCAATCAATCTGATTAACAATCATATCTGTCAATTGATCTTCACTAAAATTAAGTTTTTCGGCAGCAGTCGCCATATAAGCAATTTCTTCATTGCTTAATTTGATACCAAGTTTTGCACTATCATTTTGAATACGTGCACTTAAACTTTGAACTTTATTACGTCGATCCTCAGCAGAAATTCCTCCGCCACTACGACTAGATAATGTAAAAATAGATTGATCTACTTTATATTTGGCAGCCAGAAGAAATTGTTGGCCAATTCCAACTTCACCATTCATCATTTTATCTGAATATTCATTTAAAAGATTTTCATAATCTAACATTTTAGGATAATCTAAAGATGATTGTTTTTGTATTGCAAACCAAATAGCTGGTTTTGTTTTTGTTTTACCAAAAACATCTTTGTCAGTTACAATTTGATCTCCAGATTGTGCTGATGTTATAGGACGATAATTTCCACTTTGTAATTCAATAAATGGATTTGAATTAGTTTCACTCATAATTAACTCCAAAAACTCTGTGCTGCTGCACGGCTATTAGCATAGTTTGTCCACACTGCTTCATCTTTATAAGAAGTTCGTAAATATCCTTCAATACGTGCATTTAAATCAATATCCATAGGTTTGTCAGCAAAATTGCCTTGAAGAACTGCTTGCTTTTCCCATCCCTTAACAACATCTTGCAAAGTTTTAATTTCCATAGAATTTAATCCTCGGCCCAAAATAGCAGAACCTAAATCATTAGCACGAGATTGAATTGTTTGAGGGTCTCTACCAATAACTTGCTGATCCCACTGCAATTGACCAACTTCTTGAATTCTTTTAACCAAATACTTTGCAGGCTCCATACCCGATAAAGCAGCAGATTTCAAAAAATATGACCATGCACCAGTAGTAGCAGAATCTATAACCCCACGAATTGGAAGTTGACCGCCTTCAAAGTTAAAAAATCCTGCTTTGCGAAGATCGTTTTGAAGTTTGCTAATATCGTTTTCACTTTTAAGTTGAAGTGGAAAATCATAAAATGATTTAATATTCCATTCGCCTTCAGTCCCAGCAAAATATCCATATCGTTTACCAAACGAAGTAGCACCGGTAACTATTTTTGTGCCGTATGTGTTCATTAAATCTATGTATGTAGAATTGGGATTTTGGAACATCCATTGTTGATATGATAAACCTGCTGTTTCTGTAGCACTTTCAACTCCTCCTGGACCAGTAATAATAACTTCACCAGAAGCTCCAGTATTTCCTGTACTAGAAGTGTATGTACTTGGTGGTTGACTACTACTGCTAGGCATAGTTGTTGATGGTGGTGTTGTTGTTTCTGTAGAAGTAGGCATAGTTGTAGTAGTCACCGGAGTTTCAGTTGATGTTTGTGTTTGAACATAATCACGTACTTTTTGGTTTACATTAGCCATATATGCACCAAAGGGCGTGTCAACATTACTCATATCTGTAATAGATTGACCAGCAAACACATTGCCATTAAATGGCTCATTTAACCAAACAGCATTTAAAGCTGCTTTAGTAGCATTTAAATCTGCCGTGCTACCTTTGGCACCCTCAACATTGCTTGCAGCAAAAGAATCAACAATTTGATTATGTTTAACTAAATATGATTCAGGCAAATACTCTTTAACATTATCTGGAATTTTATTACCTGAAGCTTCAGCAGATTTTAAAAACAAATCCCAGTTAACAATTGAAATAGTATTTGAGTTACGCAATTCTTCAGGAATTAATTTAAGAACTTTTTGAAGTTCATCTCCTTTAATTCCACGACTCCAATTACCACCCATCCCCGAAGCAGATTTATATTCACTTTTTTGAATACCTAAAAATGATATTAATTCTTCACTAAACAAAATAATATCTTTAGGTTTAATAAATGATTCGTCTACTACTAATTGATTAGCATCAGTAATACCGCCAATAAACTCATCTAAAGAAATAATTGGATCAGCCATTAGTCAAGCCCCGATTCTGGTTTTAGAACACTCAACCAAAAAGCTTTTAGTTGAGGAACTTCTTTAATAAAACTTTCAGCCCAAGTCTGGAACATTAAACGTTCTTCAGCAACACGACTACGGCCAGCAGTAGTTTTATTTAAACTTAACTCGCCAACAGTAGTCATATAAGCATTCCAACCCTGCATTAAAACTTGCATTGAGTCAGAATGGTCAGTCTTAGGAAACTCTGGATCTTTAACAATAATTTGAATCTCGTCAATAATATTTTTGCGATTAACTGCACGATTGTTACTGCCTAAAATATCATTAAAAACAGGATGAGAGACTTTCCAGCCAAGAGCAAACCGATCCCATTTTTCTTTCCAAACTTTAGCCATAGCACCATCGCCAGAAGCTTCAGCATTCATGGCATTAGTTTCGTACTCATCTTTTTTAGCAAAATAAACTGTTGCACCTTCACGGAACATAAGTTCATTTAAAACTTCTTGAGGAGTATTACGGCGACGCAAACCTTCAACAACACTTTGGTTCCATGCCCATTGAGAAAAATCATTATTTGATTGTGGATCACCTGGCAACATCCACGCTCCACCAAGTTTGTATTCGCTAAAAACTTTTTTGTTGTCAAGATAAAACTGAATAGCATCTTTGGTAGTTGGAATAACAGCACCAGATGTACTTGTACTATCCGAAACAGTATATGCTAATGGATTAAAAATATCTTCAATACCAAAACGCTTACCAGAATCAATATAAGTATTAATGTAAGCAACGGTGCCATCATCAATACCCAATTCACGAATTCTGTCATAATATTCAGAACGTAACAAATCTGAAGGATTAGTAATTTGACCACCCGTCAACCAACTAATACTACTATCTTGACCTACATTAACCTCAGTACCTGCTGGAGCCATACTAATCCACCCACCAAGCAAACGAGTAATCTCAATAATTCGAGCATAGTTAGTCGCATCACGTAAAAATTCCTCTTGTTCGGCAGCGGTAGCATTTGGCTTGGGACCTTTGCCTTGAGCCATTAAATGAGCCATAGCGGCATTAAGATTACTAGAAAGCTTTTCATCTTGACGTAATTCATTTTGACCTGAACTAGCAAGTTTAATAGCTTTAATAGTATTTACCATTGTTGAAGGCAAAAAATGTGAGTACCAGTTACGATTTAAGGCATTATCTTCACCAATAATGTTACGTTCTAAATCCTGCAAAGGTTCAAAGTCTGAAAACCTTCCAGCAATAAAACTAATAGGCATAATTACAAGAGGCGAAAAAGATGGTGCACCAAATTTTTGTCCAATACCAGGAAGCATTTTGTTAACTGGTTGTGTCAACATGCTGGTTAAGCCAAGTTCCAAACCAGTTATATTTGCTAAACCTTCAATAAATAAATCTGTTCCTGGCATAACAAAGTAGTCATCGCCTGTTTCGCTTTGACGAATAACACCCATTTCTCGTAAACCGGTGTATTGCAATTGGAATTTACGTAATGCAGCAATACCATTCATGCCACTATCTATTGATGCAATTCGTGCCCAACGCTTTAAGAAATTTTCTTCAGCATAAAAGAATGGCATAAATCCACGTGCATGATCAGCAAATTGTGATCGGATTTCATGAGTATCAATAAATGGCATCATGTCACGGATGGTTGCTTCTTGAGCGTAAAACTTTGCATTTTCAAAAGCTTTTTCACGAGTATTCCAAGCAGACTTTAAAGTCTGAAAATCTTCAGGTTGCAATTCGTCAAGAATAGATCTTACTCGTGGTTCTGTTGTTTGTTTTATTAATGCTCTAATAGCCCAATCAGCGCCACCAGACGTAATGACATCTGCTGTTAATTGTGAAGTCATATAGTCAAGGAAATCCCAAGAGCCACCAATACTGCGATCGCCAGTAATTACATTACCTTTATTTTTTCTAGCAAAATTAAGTAAAGCATTAACTTGACTATCAACAGAAGTGTTTTTAAGAACATCAAGAGCTAAATCAAATTCTTCACCATTAAAGCCTCGAATATATGAAATTGCTTCTCCATTTGACCAATATTCTGCTTCAGGAATACCATGTGATAAACCTACTTGACGACCAACATCTGACCATCTTTCAAGAGTTTTTGATGATTGGGGTCCAAAAATATTTTTAGAATGAAACACATCTGCTAAAGCATTTAACGCCAACTCTTCTGGAGTTTCGTAAAGCATCCAGTCAATGTTTTTTAAGTTGCGTTCAAGAGCAATACTAAAAGTATGGAACGCCATCGGCTTACGAGAAATAGCATCCATAATTGGCCCAAGAATTTTGCCAAATCCAAATTGAACAACTTTGTCAAAACCCAACGAGCCAGATAGAATATCTTCATAGACGGAAGCAATTTCAAGATTAGGAAGATTACCAGCGGGACTATTTTGAACGTCATGCAAACTAAATCGTGTAACAGGAAGATTATCTAAATAAACTTCTTTGCCGTCAATTGAAGCACTTTGAGTTCCTTCATAAAGTTTACGACCAGAAAGTTTTTCTGCATCATCGTAAAGCAACGGCGCAATTGTATGCCAGTTAATGTCGGCATCTCCACCATACTTAATTTCTGACTCATCCATAAACCTCATATCTCCAAGGTTTACAAGATCTTCTTCAGCCATACGAGGATCGCTAAACACTTTAGTAGATGGAAGAACATCGCCCGCTTTTAATTCCATTGGACGGCCTTCATTCAAAATCCACAAAGAACCATCACGTTTTGCTGTGTAATCAATACGACGACCAGCTTTAACACGCTGTTTAATAGTTTCACGTGCAGCTTCAATAATTTGTGGCTGTGATCCTTGTGTAGCAGCATCATATAAATAATCTGACACAACAGGATAGTTATCTACCGGCCAACCAATAACATCAAAAGCTTCTACTGGTGTATCAGTAAAGTTTGGATCTTTAATAATTCGTTGAACCCTAGAACGTGATGGTGTTGAATATCGTTTACGAGCAAAAGGAATACTAGTTGTTTGTGAGGAACCACCAAACAATTGAGTTTCATCTGTTGCTGACCACAATTGTTCTTCTATAGGACCAGAAACAGAATGAGGATCCACTATTGCCTCTGGCTCCCTGACAGGCAAATACATTGGCTTAACTTCAGGAATAAAATATGTTTGTTCTAAATTTCGAGCAACTGAACCTTTAGGCTTATAAGGCATTAAGCCTTCTAACATTTCATTCATTTGTTTCAAATAAAAATTAGCTGACTCTTGAGTTGAAAAAACCAATGGACTACGAGTTTCAATTGCTTGATACATTAATTCACGTATATTTTTAGGAACAAAATCGTAACTTCCATCATCTAACGCAATGGGTGTTTCTTTAATAAAATTACCGTAAAAAAAAGTTTCTGCGCTATCAATATCACCCTCTACTCCAGGAGTTTTTGAAGCAACTTTATATATATCATAATCAAATAATTTTTGTGCAGCCCCTTCAGAAAGATATGGTGGCAAATTAGAAACATCAATAACAAAAACTTCTTGTGTAGGGCCAGTATCAACTACACGACGGTTTAAGTTAAGAGCATCATCAAATTCACCAGATTCAATAATACGAGCCAACTCCATATCAAGTGATGATTCAATTTCATCAAATGAACTATAAAAAGGACTCGTAGAATAATCAGCAAATATTTCACCAGGTTTAATTTTGCCATCTAAAATATTCTGATGCATTTGAAGTTCAAGTTGTAATAACCCACGTTGTTCTTCAAGAACATTAATTAATTCATCCGAAGCAGGCAATCCATTTTCAAAACTTGGTCCACGCGCATATAAAAGTTGATCATCAAGATCCTCTATAATTAAATTAATATCTTGAACTTGTTCGTCAGACAACAAATGAGCAATACGTGAACTCATTGGGCCTACGGGATCATATTCATTATTTAAATAAGCACGAGTATTTCTTAACGAATTAAGATTATTTAAATCTTTATTTAAATTTGAAGCATTATTTAATACATTAAAATTAATTCCCCATTCAGTATTTAAACCAGAGTCAACATATTTTTTAATATTATCGTCTACATCATCCAATAATTTTGAAAATGCATCAACAGACAATCTTACTTCACGACTATTATTTGTTGGTTGGCCCAAATGCAATGGAGAATCAAGAAAATCTGGATCATTAAAATTTCTTTGAGATCCAGTTGCATAAACAAATCCAGTTTCTGGATCAACTCGATATAGTTCATTAATATCATAAGGAATTTCTTCTGTCCAAACGCCACCAGAAAACTGTAATATAACTTCATCATCAAATGGCCCAGTGCTGTCAAATCTAATTTTTCGAAGCGTAGAAATTTCTGAGCTTAATTGGTTATTACCAAAACCTAAATTTGCTGCTACTTTAAAATAATGATCAAGTTCATCTACAATTTCAGGACGATTAACTAAATCTTTAACTTTCAAATTTAAATCTTCGGTCGTCCTATCAATTAAATTTAATAAATCTTCAGGAGAAGTTTCAATAAAATTATCTACATCACTTGGATAAGACAATGTATAACTACCAGCCGGAATAGTAATTGAATTTCGTTCACCTCTAGGTAAATCATAACCTTCTGGGTCTAAACCATTTTCTCTAAGAGTAACGTTTAAGTTTGCTATTTCCTCAGCCAATGGATCAATTTGATCGCTAATTTTTTGATAAATTGCATCCATTGCTTGACTATTTGCTTCTTCGCTATCATAATCATCATACGTCATTTGTAAATCAAAAGTGTCATTCATAAATTCATCACTAGCTAAGTAATCATTTAACTCATCTACTTGCTCTTGTAATGAATTTCGTCTATCAAGTACTGCTGGCACAGGATTTTGTTGACGTTTAATTTCTGCATGCAAAGCCAATTCACGACGACCAGATTGAGCATTATAAATCCACTGTTCAGCTTGAGTAATTTGATAAGGGCCTTCTGGTCCTTGAACAAATGCTGCACCTCTTTCAGGAAATCTTATTGGCCTATTTCTTTCATTATCCCAACCAAAATCAGTACGTTGATAATCACGCCAAATAATGTCATTTTTAGTAATACCATGCGAACTAAAAACATCGTCCACAGTAGATGTAAAAATAACATCTCGGCCAACAGGTAGACCACGAGTAAAAATTCCGCCTAGATATTTTAATGTTTGTTCATAAGACAAAGACATTGATAAAGCTTCAGCATCTTCCCAATGAGATTGATCTTGAAAAAATAATGTTATAGAACCATCAGGGTTAATAACATACTGTTCACCAGGTCGTTGCATTGCACGATAAATTGGTTGTCCTTTACTACGACCAACGGACTGCCCATTCCATTGTGTAAATTCTGGTCCAAAATGTTGACCATCTGTAGCCCAATCTTGATAAAGATTTGCCATAACCCAAGTTTTAGCTGGTTCGGGAATGTCTTGTACTAAGTAGTTTACATCACTAAGTCGTGATATAGCACTTGGATCAACATTTATTTGATCACTCAAAAGTCTTAAATATTCTTGCGGTGTAGGAACTTTTAAACCACCATAACGAGAAACAAGTTCTTTATGTAAAGGTGAACCTTTAATTTGATTTACAATAGCCTGATAACGACGAACACGCTCGGGATGTTCTAGCGGTTCGTTAAGAATAAACCACATCTGTACTTGAAGTGCATCAACAGAACCAAGTTCGTCTGTACTTGATTCTAAGAAATATTTCCAATCATTAATAATACTTTTAAAATCATTTGGCGGAACAATTTCTTGAAGATCAGGGCTATAAACTTTAAGCAAGTTTTGTTTGACTTGAGAAACTAAAGGATCATCAGAAAGTTCACTTGTGCGCTCATGCACAGATACATGAAAATCTTCAAGCAATCGGTTTTGTTCACCATGACGCACAACGCCACGCTCACCATTACTCAACCGAACTTGTGTTTTTCCACCAAACTCACGTTGATTAGCAAGTGTAGGTATATCTAAATCAAATGGTAAACCAGCACCAGTACCAAGACGATCCATTAATGCAACAATGTTTTCTTCAGCCCACAGTTTTCCTGCAATAACTTTACGTTGATCAACACCACCAACAAGCATTCGACGCCACGAATACTCATTTCCATAAATAAGCATGTCGCCCATAGCACGGAAATTATCTTTAATAATACTTGGACTTAAAGAAAGGTTTTCTAAAAATGTACGGTCAGCAGCAGACTGAGAGCCACCACGGAAGTATCTCATTAAATCAACAAGAGCAGTATCTTGTCGTTTGTTGCCTCGCAAGAATGTTGCAAGCCACTTACCATAATTTTTTCCAATAACGTATTTGGGGTCTTTTCCAGAACCAAGACGAGACATTGCTCGCACTAAAGGTCTGATATGTGTTGGTACATCGTATTGTTTATAAAGCAACCATTTTTGACGTTCAGTTAATCGTGCACCCTTACGAACATTGGGGCCAGTTTTCATAAATTCATCAAGAACAAGTTTTGCTTCTAAACGCGCATCATAATTACCGATGCTTCGGCCAGCAAGTTCTTGCATAAAATAACCAGAACCTGCTCTAGCAATCATTGCTAAAAGATCTTCACCTGAGTTTCTTAAAGCAAATCCATATTTAAAAAGAACAGCAGGTTTCCAAATTTTGTTTTGGAAAGTTTGAATGTATTGATTTTCGGGGATGTTTAATAAAGTTCTAAACCATGTTGCATTAGCGGTAGCTTCACGAAGAAGTCGCATATCTGGCAAAGCAATCATAATTGATTGAGCGTCACGAATTGGTAATGCACCAACTTTATCCATCTTCCAATACCCAGTTTTTGTGGACATTGAACCCGCTTTACCAAAAGCATAATGTTGTTTAAAGTGAGTTAAAATTTCATCAAGGAAATCTGATCCTTGGCGTGTTTGACGTAGGTTGCCTGCTGTTGCCAATGAGTCAATCATTGCCGCTATAGCGTCTACACGTCCTTGAAAGTTTGGATTGTCAATAATTGTTTTAATCCAAATGTCTTGCATAAAGGACGATAAACCAATTTGATTAAAACTACGAACAAGATCAGTAATATCTTTTACTGCCTCGGGTCTATCAATAAGAGTAATTGCTTGTTTTGTTAAAGCCGGTGTAATTAAACCTTCTTTAAATGCTCCTATTGGGCGCAACACGGCGCCAATACCTGGGGCTTCGGCTAGTTTAACACCAGCTTTGTATGCATTTGACATTTCTGTATTGTTAATAAGTTGAAGGAAATCTTCACGTAATCCTAATGGAATAAAATTAATTAAATCTTTTTGATAATCAGGGTTCTTACTAATTTTTTCAATAACGCTATAGATGCTTGCATCGCCAGCACCACGTAAAAAGTCACCTACAACTCCACCAGACGAACGCAAAAGATAATTTCCTACGCCAAGAGTTTTTAATGTTTGGCGCGTAGTACCTTGAGTGATGCCAATGCCTTGCATAATTGACGAGAATCGTTGGCCATCTGTAATAAAATCAACTACTTGTTGTCCACTAAAACTGTCAAAGTCCGGCATTTTTTTAACAGCATTGTAATAAGTTCTTAATTGATCGTAAAGAGGCAACCATTGTGGAGTGTATCTTGCAATAACTCTTGAATCTCCGTTAACTACACCTTTTGCAACAACATCGAATACTCGTTGAACAGCTTTTTTACTTGAATACATTTCTTGGAATTTGTTTGCCATAACAGCACCATCAGCAAATTCCATACCATATCTAACAACTTTAAATGCCTTAACTCCGGCACCCAATAATAATGTCGGATCCATTGCAATCATGGTTGTTGCATCAACCATGCCAGAAATAAAGTTATATGCACCGCTATTTGGATTTAATCCGAGTCCTCTAGCAGCAATACGGCCAAGACTTACTTTTCCTTGTTGCAAAGTAACAATTGCTTCTTGAAAAATTGGTTCTTGAATAATAGTTTCTAAAGCAGCAACAGTTTGGAAATAAGCATCAGTGTTTGGTTCTGCAATAGTTTCAGCAATTTTTAAAATCTGATCAAATTGTTTTTCTGGCAACGTAGCATCTCGTTGTCCGGCCATTTCTCTAACTAGCGCAACAAGATCTGTTTGATTTCCAAGTTGTTGAGCAAAAGTTTCAGCAAGAGTAATAAGACCTTCATCACCCAAAAGTTCTGTTGCTTTATTTACTGATTCACGAGTAAAAAACTTTTCGCCTTCGCCTGCCTGTTGCCAGGAATTAATAAACCGAGAAGGGTTACCTTGAATTGTTTCAACCAAAAATGCTGATGCAGTAGCACCAGCAAGAGCACTAAACCCAGCCAAACCAATTGCCATGTATGGATTTAATGCCATTGCGGAAGCAGCAGCAAAACCAACATAGCCTGCTGCAAGACCACCAGCACCAGCAGCAATTTTGGTTGGTGTACTTAAATCAGAAAGTGTTCTAATTGGACGACCAATAAGTTGATCTTGAGCATAAGTTAAACCATTTAATAAATCTGCACCACGAGGAAGTAATACATCGCTTACTGACCATCGGAAAGGTGCAGTCGCTGTTCCAAGAGGACCGTCGTACCAGCTTTTAGTTGTGTCATTACCTTTTGGTGCTTGGTAACCCATTTTTTGTAAGTTAGCTTGTTGTGAAGGACTTAAACTTGCAAAGATTGCTCGTTGAGTTGAAGGTAATTTATTTCGAAGATCATCTGCCAAAGTAGAAGATCGTTGCATCCCCCAAGCCATAGCAGCATTGTTGATAAGAGTGTTGTTATCAATATCCATTGCTGCCATTTGCATAACAGTTTCTGGAGTACTGCCCATCCATGGATTCATGCGATAAATTGCATTAGTTCGGAATGTTTGGACAGAACTATCTACATAACTTTGAAGATTTGCTTCTGCTTCAAGAAGATTATTTTCAATGTCGTCAACATCATCCTGTGTATACGCAGTTGACATTAAATACCAGCCTTCATAGCTAACTCAGAAAAAATAGGGTTACCTGTTTCGCGTGATAAACGACGCATAAACTCACCTTGTTTGAAAGATGGACTTGTTCCATATGCGTTTAATGATGGGGAGGGCCCAGTCGCTAATCCTGTATTAAACGGGACGCTTGGTTGATCGTCAGGCTGATACAACTGTCCTCCAACATTGCTTAACATACCTTTCATGTCATCTAAAGACATTTTAGGTTGTTCTTGCATAGCAGCATTGGGAGCAGGGGCTTCTTGCTGTTGAGGACTTGGTGCTGTTGGTTGAGCCTGGGGGGTAGCCAATTGAGGTGCAGGCATTGTCTTTTGCAACTGTTCCTGTTGCACACCCTCACCATATGTTTGACCACTAATAGATTGAACTGGCTGGCCTTGACCACCAGCCAAAGTTTTTTTAGCTCTAGGCACCTTGTCCTCCTTGCATAGCCGCCAACAACTGTTGAACATTTGCACGAGGGTCTTGAGGAGGTCCAGCCTGTGGAGGTGGAGCCTGAGCCTGAGCCTGTTGCATAGCCATCATCTGCTCTGGAGGTCCAGCCATACCAGGCATAGCCTCGGGTGGAGCAACCATTCCTTCAGGAGCTGGCGGTGCTTCTGATGCTTGACGCTTACGCATCTCATCATCAGCCATAGCAACAGCATCAAAAATATCTTTACCAGCAGACAAATACTTCTTAATCATCGTAGAAGCAATCAACGGCAACTCGCCAGTCAAAAGCTTTTGGAGAACACTCTGACGCAAAGCATCATCAAAGTCCTCATCCTGCACAAGACGCTCTTCAGCCTCATGATCATCAATGTAAGGGTGCATAGCCCTAAAAGTACGACCCGAAATAGCTTTAGCGCCACGCAACGATCCAAGGATCTGTGTCTGTTGCATAACATCAGCACCAGGAAGGTTATACGAAACCGTGTTATCTAAGATTTCTATGTGTTCCTGCGGCGTAAATGTGACAATACCTTTATCTCCAGCCCATCCAGAGTACATTGAATACTTCTTGTCAGGCCAATACGCTTTATAGGTAGAAAGAATTGCTGAGTTAAGATGTGGTAGCCACGCTTCACTGATTTCGTGGAGTTCTTGAATGCGCGGATCAACAGCCATACCGGCCATAGCGTCCATACCACGACCAGTACGCAGAGCACCGTAAGTCTCACCACCAAACTGTGGAACCAAACCTGTTGACGTGCGGAAGTTGCGTTCAAGACGGTCAATGGTTTGCGTGGTCCTAATGTCTGGCGTGGATCGAATCTGTCCGATGGACTCAACGTCCTGTAGCAAGTTGATTTCACCTTCACGACCATCTTTCCATTGTCCACCAATAATACGAGGCATACCACCCGAACGCCCAATGGCGTACATGTCGGGCCAAATAGCTTTTTCTTGGGCAAGAATGTCTAATGCCATAAGTCTTGCTTGTAGGTCTACGTTGCCAAGCATTGATCCGATACGGCTTGCAATGCGTCCGAGGCTCACGTTGTGGGGCACTACGGCTGGCATCATGCCGATACGGTTTGGATAACTTGGTGATAACTGTTGCCATGGGGTAATCCATGGGCGTTCGCTTGACATGCGACGGTCATCAAATACTGGTCCGACGATACCGAATACGGTTTGGTCTAGGTCATACCATTCAACGCATTCCCAAAGGTCACGGTAGTCGTCTTTGTGGATTGGTCCGCCTACTTCTTGGCGTGATTGTGGGTAGACACGGCGCAAGAATTCGGCTGAGTGGCGGGTCACGAAGGCTACATATTCGGGTTGTCGTAGTTCTTCGTTGGCTGTCGGCTCAATGTAGGTGCCGAGTGGGTCACGGATTTCAATGCGGGGCAGTCCTGCATTAAAGTCAGGGATAACGACAAGGCTACAGGTGTGGTAGGCGGCTAGTTGACGGTAGTAACGTCGTCGTCCTAGGTTCCATTTAGAGTTTGAGTAGGTTGCTGCTACGATCTTGCGTCGTTTGTCAGCATATTCACGGGACCTGCGACCGTTATCTTTCATGGGGTCAATTGCAGGAAAGATGTTGTTTGGGCGTACTGAGGCGGCTCGCATAGCCATATTGTCTACGGCTTCAGCAATTAGTGCTGGTGTAAGGGGTGGGAGGTTTGGTTCTTTGTCAATGTCGGGCATAGGAAGAATCCAGTCGCCGTCATAACGATCAAGAATATCTTTCATACGGTTAAGTACTGGACCTTGCATTGTTTGCAAGTCCTTTACTATGCGTGTTATTTCATCGAATGTTCTCAAACTTTTGCTCCTAGTGGAATTACTAACCCTGTTCTGGTACCTGACCAGGGTATTCCTTTGACTCTCCACGTTTCACTCGTATTGGTTTCTATGGGTTGTTTCCATCTTTGTCGCCAAAGAATCCAAACAAACCATAGTGCCATTACTCTGTCTTGCCTAAGTTTACTGCCTCTAGCACCTGGCCTCCATGCCTTTAGTTGCCTACATAGTTCCCCGATTTCGGTTCTAGTATAGTCATCTCCTGCCCATGGTAACACAATTTCTTGTCGCATGAATGATTCGCACATAGATGCTACACCTACTGACTCATCATATTTGTTCCAGCCAGTAATATGTTCTCGCATTGCGAACCCGTAGTGTTGTTGCATTTCTAGCAATCTTTCATCTCTTGCTAGGCCGGCTTGGAAGTTTTTAGTTTCGATTACTACGTCTGTTACTCGTCCTGTTAGGTTGCAGGACTGGATGACGCTATCTAATGCTTGCATAATCTGTTCGTTGCGTCGGAATCCTACATCTTCACGGATACGACGAACAATAAGTTTGCCTTCAGGGGATACTTCGCAGGCGATCACACAGTTTTGTGACCCAAGTGCAGGGTCTAAGCCTACATAAACAATGTTGTCGGTAGGTATTTCGTGCTTTAAAGAGATCAGAGGGTTTAAACATTCGTCAACCATTTCATCTGTGAAGGTTCGGTTACTGTTTGATGACCCTGGGGATTGCATATAGTTGCGATCCCAAGCTTCTTGACCTACTTTGCGTCGCTGACGGTCCAACATGTCTAGTGTGTACCGTTCTGGCCATAGTGGTTTCTGTTCACCGCTCTCAAAATCGGTGATGATTGCTTTAAACTTGATGACTTTGAGGATTCCTTGTAGGTCTGTGTCGTCGGCTAGGCGACTATAAATGTCATCTTCACCCACACGAGTGCCAGCGATGGTGGTAATACCGTGTTCACCTGGGCGTGTGAGTGCGTCCTGTCGAAACCATTCTTCAATCTTGTTGGTTTGCGTATATGTTTTGACGGATTGAATGTCGTCAACATGAAGATGGTCGGTACGGGTTGAAACAATTGATGATCCAACACCGAGAGCCATCATCGTATAGTCACGCTCGTCATGATGTGACTTTTTGTAGACGTTAAAGTGGTCTGCGCCCCATGGTTGAGCCACTTTGCCTTGCCCTAAACCTACTGGTGGACGGAAAGGACCCCATCGTTCCACATATTTAGGGAACGGACCGCCTGGTTCCATACGGTTCTTGATACGACCAATGATTTTGCGGGCAATTGATTGGTTTTCTGATGCAACTGTCTGCCTACGGTTGGGATGTAACGCAACCATTTCGGACACATAGTTCTCATATGTGGTCGTTTTACCATGTTCCGGTGGCCAGAGTGCCATAAGAATATTACCTGGTGGTAAATTCTCTAGTTCTTGTAGGAATACGAGTTGGAACCACGCATATTCCATATCAAAGTATTCTTTGGCAAAAGAAGCGTGAGTACCGTTGTACTCACCTTCTTCTTGTGCCTCGTTTGCACGGATACGGTCTACTTCGGCAGCAAACTTCTTATCTCGTTTGCGCCACTGGCGGTATGCTTCGTATCCGACCCCAACTATTTTTAAAGCTTCTTGTAACGGTACGTTTGCTTGCGTTAATTGCAAGAATTGTTGCTGTCGCTGTACTGCACGAGAGTGATGTGCGTTAGCGGCTAAAGCTTTTTTTATAGTTGGTTCATTCAGGTGTTTCAATATTTTCCACTACGTCAGTATTGGCGGTTTCCTCCGCTGGTACTAACTGCTGTAGAACTGTCTGCAAGATTGCGATCTGCTGTGCTTGCATAGCAATTTGTGTTGACAGGTTTTCGATAACTTTGTTAAAGTCAATCTGGTTATTCATTGTGCCCTCCTAAGGCTTTTGTGGGAATGTCGGAGTTAAATCAGATGGATCATATGTAACCATATAATCTCTGAGTTCTTGTCGGTATGTAGCCCATGCTTCTTTGTCTACTATAACATCAGAAAGTTGACTAAAATCTGATGCGACCAGTAAAGCATCTCTGCGTTCACGAACAAAAGACACTCTTTGTTCTTCTGTGAACTTATTGCAAAAATCGTCATACAACGGATGTTCGGCAATTTCAATAATTCGCGTCATTCTTTTCCCTCTTATGTTTTGATAATGTAGTTAAGAACTATATACGGCTGAAGGATGTTGTGGGCTGATAAAGCGTAAGCAGGAGTATTATTGGTGTTATTCATTGATATTGTTCCCACAGGAGTAATGGATGTGCTTTGGTTGGTCGCTGTTTGTCCATTAACGTTGTGGGCGTGTGAACCAGCATATGCTGTTGCACCGTTCCAGGTAATAGCAAGATAAACACCACCAACCCAAGAGTTATACCCTGTGTTGTATGCACCGTCACGGTATAGGAATTCGCCAGTACCAACAGAACCACCGTGCCCGTGATAACCTTGAGTGTCGGTGGTATGTGTGTGACTGTTTTGTGGATGGTTGTGGCTTGCGGCAGTACCATTAAATGTTGCCGTATTAGCATGTCCGTGAGCTGGTACGCCTGATTCTGCACTGCTCAAAGTATGGGTTTTAGCACCACCCAACTCACCCATAACGTCAAACGAAGTATCAGCAGAATCACGGCCAACAGGAACTTTACCTTTAAGGTTAGGAACATTAAAAGTTGTAGAACCATTACCGACACCATAAGTAGTGCTAATAACAGCAAACAAAGCCGCATAAGTAGTACGACTGATAGCAGTACCATCACATAACAACCAGTTAGTTGGTGCGGTAGTAGTGCCCCACATATTAATAACACCAGTAGGAACAAAGTATTGGTATGTAGTATCAACAGCAATAGTTGCAGATGAACCTTCAGAAGGTGTATGTGTTACAGCAATACCAGTACCAGCAGTAACACCTGACATATAGTTGCCTGTAGTATCAGTACCAAGAACAACGGAATCGGCAGCAATTGTTGCAGTTAAAGTTGCATTTGCAGAACCATCAATTGATACGTTTCCAGTTAGGTCTCCACCAAGAGTAATTGTTCGTGCTGTTGTCCATGTAGCCGCCGAACCAGTTGTATTTTGATTAAGTGTAGGGACATCTCCTGCACTAATGGTTGCGTTTACAAAGTTAGTTCCGTCATATCTTACATATTGTGTTGTAACAGGAGTTGTAATAACAACATCAGAAAGATCATTAAGTGGACCAGAAAAAGCAGGACCCGTAGGACCTATAGGACCCATAGCCCCCGTAGCTCCCGTAGCTCCTGTAGATCCTGTAGCACCAGTAGCACCGGTTTGTAAAACAAAATCAAAAACAGCCGCACTTGATGATCCAACATTTGTTACTGCGGCCGTTCCTGCACTAACCGTACCAACTGCAATAGTT